GACAAAAATACCAAATGCTATAGGAAAACCAAAAGGTTCATCTATTTTTATTGCGAAATCACCAATGATAGCTGCAAGAAAAGCGTTAATAGCTGTGTGTAAAAATAAAAAAATTAAAAATAAATGTTTTCTAAAACTCGTTATGGTTGAAATACAAACTGAATATAAATATGGAACAATTAGACCAATGAAAAGTGATAAAGGAAAATATAAAAAGATGAAAAGAATTGTAAAAGGAAAGGAAGAAGATAAAACATTTACCTATAAAGGAAAACGAGAATTGGTTAATAAACTCGTAATACGAGATGGGGTACCGATTGTCTACAAATATACTACCAAAATTCTAAGTGTATAATAAATGAACGGGAAACTACACGTATCGTTTTTAATACAACAAATTAAAATAGCGGGTGAAGAAAAATTAAGAAATATTAAAAAACATCTTACTGGAGAAGTAATACAAAATTTTCCAGAAATTGATATTCCTAATCAAAAAATAGGTATGATAATAAAATTAATAAATGATAGACTTTCAGATTTAAAAAAATCTAATAACAAAAAAAGAATACGTGAAGTGATAAATAATATATTAAATGCAGAAAATTCTAAAGAACATGAAAAGCAAATAAGAGAACTTGCTAAATTATTTAAAGATATATTGCAGTTAAGAGTAATGTACAATAGCAAAGAACCAAACGCTGGAAACATAGCATTTATAAAAACGCAAAGATTATATAAACAAACAAATTGAATAAACGTTTCCTATTTAACAAATTTCTAATTTAATTATAATGGAAAAACATTTTTCGAATGCATTTAATTTAAACGACGATAAATATATTAAAAAAACTAAAAAACGATTACTTTTTATAGATAGTAGAGATTGTTTAGAAGATGTACATAACCCTTTTAATTTCACTATTAAACTTGATAAAACAATTGGTATAGATCAGTATAGAAATATAGAAAAAATTGAATTAAAAAATTATGGAATACCTAAAATGAGCAATAAAGAGCATTATGTTATACTTGATATACCAGATTTTTTTGATTATTTGGATTCATCAGATAACGCTTCGCATAGATCTTCATGTATCTTATATTACAATGATACGTCTCAAAGTACAGGAAATGTAAAACAATCGTATGAAAATCATGAATTTGATTTTGAACCAAGACTAAGCGCCTTAAATAATTTAAAATTTAAAATTACAAAACACGGAGGAAATGAAATATCTTCGTCAGATTTTTTAGGGATAACCTTTAGTGATCTTTATACCACTTTTCTTTTTGAAATATCTTATTTACCTTAGATTTTTCATAATATGAATCTATTATATTTTGTAAAATAGCATCCTTATGTTGATTATTGTAATAAGGAAGAAATTGTAAATTCAAACCGTTATGATGGAAATATAAAATAAATTTATTAATATATTTATCAACAATATATGATAATTTTGTCCAATCTTTAATTATATTATTCATTTTAGTATTTTTATTTAAGAAAGATAAAGCATCATTAAAATCTGTGTATATAAGTTTAATCATATTTTTATTATGATTGAGTTTTAAAGGTTTTAATAAAGAATATACCCAAATTCCATATTTTGTGATAAGTAATTGAGGATGTTTAGTTGATAACATTAAATCTTCGTAAGAAGGCCACCAACCTACATTTATTGGATGTGTGTGCCAATTAAGCATACTTGGTTTTAAAAGAATACATTTTCTACCATTTGTAGCATTTTCACCAGGAATGCCATCATCAACGAAACATAATTTATGGTCTTGTGTAATGTAATAATATCCACCTAATTCAAAATTTATATTTTTATTTTTAACTTTATTTTCTAAATTACTTAATAAATATTTTTTGATTTCGTTTTCTTTTTTAATTTTTTCTGGTAATATACCATGTTCGTGTAAAAATTTCAATTGATTTGTATTAAAATTATTAACTTTAAATTTTTTTGATATTGGTTTGTTATCATTATTATTGTTATTATTTTTGGGGCGTTTTGTACTCATTAATATAATAAAATAAAAAAATATTAAATTACTTAAAGAAAACGATATATATATAAGTAAGAAACAAATGGAACTTACAGCTGCACAAACTATGATTATTACACCCAAGAAATTTGACATCAACTCCGTTAATATTGGAGAAGTACTAAAGAACAAAAAGGGAGGAAATATTGTATATATCAAGTACGACGACTTGAAGAAACTTACTATTCAAACACCACTTATGAGCGCACCTTTTGGAATTTCCACATATGTGGATGAAGCGAATAACACAAAAAAATACACAATTGACCTTAGTTTCAAAGGTGAAGAAGAAGATCCTAAAATTGCCCTATTCAAGAAAAAGATGCAGATGTTTGATGACTTTCTGATTGAAGAAGGTACAAAGAATTCGAAAGCATGGTTCGGTAAAAATCAAAAGAAAGAAGTTGTAGAAGCGCTTTATAGACCTCTTGTAAAACCATCAAAAGAACCTGAAAAATATGCGCCAACTATGAAAGTAAAAATCTTGGCATCAAAAGAAGATGAATTTCAAGTTGAAGCCTATAAATACACAGACAAAAGCAAATTTGATTTCAAAGACATTGCTAAAGGAGCCAAAGTTCAAATGATTCTAGAGGCAAGTAGCATTTGGTTTGTAGGTAAAACTCAATTTGGAATTACATGGGTACTTAAACAAGCAAGAGTACAACAACCAGAAAAACTACTTGGATATTCATTCAGAGATGATTCGGATGACGAGGAAGACGAAGAAGAAGAAGAAGAGCTTCAAGAATCTTATGAAGCCGATGAATAAAGAAACTTTTAAAATCTTAGAAACCGAAAAATAAACAAAAGAGCGATAAAAAAGAAAGAGAAAAATAAAAAATATTTCAAAGTAAAAGGTTTATAAACGTAAAAATGATTAGAACATAAATTTGATTGATTTAAAAACAATTTAGCACTTGTTATAGCGGACTCATATGAAGTAAAAGGGATATAAGGGGATATTTTATTAATATTACAAGTACCAACTAAATAAACGCCCAAGTCTTTATTACCAAAAAAATTAATATTATCAATAATATGTTTAGATTTAAAAAAAGCATCGTGTGAAGTTTTCCAAGTATCATATGTTCGATATGTACCTTCTTCAATTGTATATTTTTTATAGATTACATTATAATCTAACACACCATTATGTTTTAACATACGAAAAACTTCATTTGAAATATCATGTTTAGAACATTCGTTTATAGATTTACCAAGAAAAGTGCTAACTAAAGTATAATCAGTTAAAACGCAACTCAAACAATTGAATTTATAATCGCAAATAATTTTCCAGTCATCAATTGGGTCGTTCAATTTACGCCAATGAATTTTAACATTCAAAGAGGGGTCAAAATGATATTGAATAGATATACCCGAATAATTACTTTTATTACATAAATCATAAAAACTTTTAAAATTACCCCAATTATGTTTTAAAATTTTAGGACTATATTTTAAAATTTCAACAAAGTTTTTAGGTGGAATGCAAAAAATTATTTTGTCAAAAGAATTTGTTTTAAAAGAATTTGTTTCTATGTTTGTTTCGAAATTTATTTGATTGAGATTGGGAATGTTTTTAATTTTTGTATTTAAATATATAGAAACATTATTATGTTTAAGAATGTTTTCGATTTTATTGAAAAGAAATTCATCAGTCTTTCTCTTATTAACAAATTGTGAATAGAAAAACCCTTTATTAAAGGCATCAAGTAATTCTATAGTTGTCATTTTCTCGATAGAAACACCTTCTATTAAATAACATATATTATTCAATTCATTTTCACCATTTTTACTTATATCATAGTAACGTATCATATCTTTTACAGTTTTACCTTTCCAATGATTCAATGGTAATAACATAGCTTTTGATAAACTTATTATATCTTTTATAGATAAACATTTTACTAATGATAATGACATTTTTATAGTAGAAAGTCCTTTTTTAAATTCCTTTTCAAAATCAATACCAATTTCTTCAAAGAATTTTATTGTATTGTGATAATTATTAAAAAACAATTTTGGAGAATGTTCGCTAAAATAACCATCTACATATTTTGTACCCCAACACCCTCCTAAATAATTTTCCTTTTCATATAAATGAATATCATGTCCTTCTTTGCTTAATTTATAAGCTAAAAATGTACCACATGGTCCACCACCTATTATAGAAATTTTCATCTTAAATTAGATAAATAAAAAAATAACTTAAAGATATTTTCAATATATATAAATAACCCTAAATAAAGATGGTTAAAATTTATGATTATAATAGTATTGATATTGATAACTTGGTGTATGACGATCCAAATCAAGGTAAAATGGGAGGACAATATGTAAAAATAACTAATGGCCCGAATAAAATATTGATTCAAACACCCAAAAGCTATTTACCATTTGGTATTAATAGATATGAGGGAGGATATGGAACTACATATTCGATTGATATAAGTTCAAACAATGAAACATTTAATAATTTTTTAAATAAATTTGATGAATTAAATAAAAAAAGAGCGCAAGAAAACATGAATAAATGGTTTTCTAAAAATCTGGATGAAGATGCGATAAATCAAATATATAAAACACAATTAAAAAAATCTGATTCTAATTATCCACCATTAATGAGAATTAAAATACCAACTAATTCAAAAGGTCCACTGATTACAATTTTTGATATTGATAAAAACGTAATATCTCTAGATCAAGTACAAAAACAATGTGATGTGTCTGCTGTTATTGAATTAACAGGTTTATATTTTAAGGCAAAAGAATTTGGAATGTCATGGAAAGTAGTACAATTGATGGTATATCCCAGATTGAATCTTAATACATATGCATTTGTTGATGATGACGATGATGATTTTGATGACGAATGATTTAAAGAAAAAAGATTCTAATGAATTAGAATGTTTTTAATTGGATGTGGTAATATATATTTAAATATAATAAATTGGATAGAAAAAGAATTTGATAAAAATGAATCAAATTTAGTATTAGTAGGAACAAATGGATGTGGAAAGACAGAATTAATAAAATATATATGTAAAACGAATCAAACGCATAATTTTATATATTTTGATTGTTTTGAAAAAATAAATAAAAAAAGTATAATTGAAAGATTAAATAAAGAAAAAGAACATAATGATATAGTAGATATATTTAAAGGAATCAAGAAGGAAAAGATTTGTATTATGGATGAAATAGATGGAATAATAGATACAGAAAATATAAGTATAAACGATATAAAACAATTTTTAGATGAAAATCAAATAAAAACAATATTTATTACAACATATAAAGGTTTAAATAAAATTAAAATATCTGGGTCAAAGGTAGTAAAAATGGGGATGTATAATAAAAATGAAATTATTTCATATTTTCAAAAGAAGTATTCTAAAAAAATATATAAAAAAGATATTGAAATGTTAATTAAAAAGCATGGGGATAATATTAGTTCAATACAAAAGGAAATAGAATTTGGAGTATTTGATAAAGTATCTGAAATTAAACAAGATGATTTTGATTTATATAATAAGTTAAATTTTATTAAAAAAAATAAACTAGATGAATCATTGATAATAATAGAATCTGATATTATGAATTTAGTATTTTGTATTCATGAAAATTATAGTTTACTAACAAAAGATTACAAACATTATATAAAGATATTAAATGGTTTATATAATATTGACAAAATATATAATTATATGTTTGAAAATCAAATATGGGAAGTAAATAAATATAGTTATATTGAATTATATGATATTACTAAAGTTTTACAATTAAAAAATCAAAATTTAAAAACAGGTACTTTATGGTCTAAATATTCTAATTGGCAATATAAAAAGAAATTATATAATAATTTTTCATTTTATCAATCGAATTGTATATTTTATAATATGGATTTTGTTTTTTCTTTTCATTCAAAAATAATTAAATCTTTGATTAATAATATTAATAATATTGATGATTGTATTTCTTTATGTGTATTATTAAATATTGATTTTATTAAATTTGAACAACTATTACGTATATGTCCTGTATATGATGAATTCAAGGGTTCTACAAAAAACAAATTTTTAAAGAAATTGAGAAACATTTGAAACCATTTAAGAATAAAATTATTTATTTATTTAACTACAATGAACGATCACTGTGATAATAAAGAAATTATGGAAATGCTAGAAAAAAGACTAGAACTTGGTAAAACAAGATATGGTCATGGCGTTATAGTAGATAAAGATACAAGAGAATGGGGTACAGAAGAAGATAGTTGGGAATTAATGATGTTAGAGGAGGCTCTAGATGGTATGATTTACAGTGCTGCTGCTATGATTCGTGTATTAAGAAAAAGAAAACTACTTAAACAATAAACAGTAAAATTAAATAAGAAACATGCTATTTTTAAATTCAACAAGTGATATTGAAGATTTGTGCAAAAAAGAAAAAGCAAGTAAAAAGCAAATATTAAAAAAATATGAAAATGACTTAGACCCTTATACTAAATTGCTACTGTCTAATAAACAAGTACGTTCATGGTCAGGTGTATTAGTAGTTACAGTTGTTATGAAACCAGATAAATTCAGTTGTCCTCATAATTGTCATTATTGTCCTAATGAACCAGGACAACCTCGGAGTTATTTATCTACAGAACCTGCTGTCGCAAGAGCAAATAATAATGACTTTGATGCACTAAAACAAGTATGGTCTCGTCTTGATATGTTTTATGAAAATGGAATTCCAAATGTTGATAAAATAGAAATAATTGTATTGGGTGGTACATTTAGTGCGTATGACAGAAATTATCAAGGAGAATTTATAACAGATTTATATTATAGTGTAAATACATATGGAAAAGAAAAAAGAACAAAACTTGGTTTATATCAAGAACAATCAATAAATGAAACAAATGACATTAAAATTATTGGAATCAGTTTAGAAACAAGACCAGATCATATAAATAAAAACGAAATACGAAGATTGCGTAATTTTGGTTGTACTAGAGTACAAATAGGAGTCCAACATACAAATGATTATATTTTAAGTAAATTAAATAGAGGACACAACAATTCAGTTTCTATAAAAGCTATTAATTATTTGAAACATAATGGGTTTAAAGTTGATATACATGTTATGCCTGATTTGCCTTTTACTACACCAATAGAAGATAAACATATGTTGCAAAAAATTCAAGAAGATTCTAATTACATCCCTGATTATCTTAAAATTTATCCTTGTTTAGATGTTGATTATACTTTAATTAAAAAATGGAAAAATGATGGATTATGGAAACCATATAGTGAAAAAACGAACGGGTTAGATACTTTAATTGATGTTATAATTCATGCTAAAAAACATTCAAAACACTATATACGTTATAATAGAATTCAAAGAGATTTTCCTGAAGCCAATAAAAAAACTCTTGGGTTTACAAGTGAACATATTAAAACGAATCTTCGCCAAATAGTTCAAAACAAAGCGGTCTCTCAAGGTATAATATGTAAATGTATTAGATGTTGCGAAATCAAATCTAAACGATTTTCTATTACTAAAAAC